CGTTTTGATTGTAGAACACCATTAGCTGTTAAGCCTGTGAGTTCAACGTCAGTGGCCCATGCGTAAATGACAATATTGACGCCAGTTGTGGTTACACCATTAGCTGATCGCAATGCGGCATACTGTGTGAGATCAATCTTACCCATACCAGTCATCTCAGCAAGGCTGCAAGCATTCAAAAAATTCCTGTTGTACAGAAAAGGAAGCTCCATCAAAGCTGTAGACGTGGTTTGTGGATCAAGCCAAACATGTGGCTTCTGCGACTGTAACACCTGGAAACCAGGTGCATAGCCATAAGTCGATCCCGTCGTGTCTTGCACCACATCACGCATCGGGGTATAAAACGCCCCAATACTGCCGTAGTAAAACTGGCTTGCATTGATGGTGAATTTCAGGTGCAATTTGCAACGAATGTAACCAAAACCTTCAAGCTTATTTTTTATGGATGTTGTCTGAAAGAACAACTGCCAAGGTGAAATTGTAGCTATATTGCCAGCGCCTAGATTCTCGGTCCACGTGACCGTTGATATCTTAGTGGGGCGTGACAAAAACTCTGAGAGATGAGCGTCCGTAATTAAACTATTCGCTACTTTATCGTGTGGTAAACCCATCTCCAGGACTTCAGGTTTTGTTTCGTTAATGAATTGTGTTTGTTGACTGGTGCTGCTTTCTGAACCCTCAGTCATAGGATGTTCAGATTGTATCGCATTCATTTGTTCATTTGTTTTGCTAAGTCTTTTATTTTCGTGCTGAGAAGGTAACTTAATCTCCTCTGCCTTACAGTTCTTTCTTGTATCAAGCTCCATACTTTTGTAAAAACAAATTTCGGGGAACGCCCTAGCATGATATCCTTCAAACCCCACTCTCTCTCGACTGATAAGAACTGACTTTTGTTTTGAGCAGTAACTGGTAGGAAGGTAACTCTTTTGGCTTTGAAGACCTGTGTCATAGGCCTGGTTTTTAGTGGAACCCCAGAATCGACGTTTATAAGCGTCAAAACTCAAAGTAGGATATTCCAACATTTGTTGTTTTAGTGAAGGGCTCTTGTCCAATTTACTAATAAAGTTATTGAACTCATCAAAAGCTTCCTCACCATAAAAGAACATCTCACTGGTAGCAGAGCAAATTGCCTGTGCCAACTGTGTTGACAACATTACGGTTTTTGATCTAACTTGTACAGTAATCATCTTAACGATTGAGTTAAACTCTAGGCGACCAACATGGACTCCCAATTTTACATCATAATGAAACGTTCGTTTGAGAAACGGTGCTTCATACAATGAGATATATGGACGTGACTCAGAGTCCTTGTCTGCCATAGTGTAACCCAATCCAAGGCCCTCTAACACATCCTTGATATGTGTATGGTGGTACAAAGGTCGCTCAGGATTGATACATAATACATGATCGTCTCCTAAGATCACACCAACGACATTTTCAAAAAAGTCATTGAGATCATAACCAGCTTTTTTGTAAGCATACATCAAATAAAAAATATTCAAAATGCAATTAAAAATCGTAGTAAGCTGGTGTCCAGACACTTCCCCACCAAGGAGTGTGATTAACATTCCAAAAAAGTCCACCGATGGATTCATAAGTTCATATTTCAAAACTTCCATCATTAATTTCATCTCCTCAGTGTATTTCCCTGACGCAACACAAATCCTGTTAATAGCATCCATGACGTAATACATAACTAGCATTTTGACCTTCTTGTCGTAAAAAACGTGATCACCAGCGACAGTTGTGTCGGTTCCAAATTTAGATAACACATGGAAAAGCGCATCCCATTCTGGAGAGGTAGTGTTAAGACCAATCGCTACCCAGAAAAGTTCACGATTGCGCTGAACAACTCTTGCAAATCCAAGGTAGAACATCCGCACTATGACCAACAGTTCTGCAGGACAACTAAAAAATATTCTCGTCTTACACGCCAACAATTTCTTTTTCGAAACTGCTTCATCCTTCAAGTTTGCTCCAAAAACAGCATGCAGTCTTATTCCATCACGAAGGAGATCCATCCAGTCTGCAATCTTTTGCTCTACCTCTGGTGTAAACTTGACGCCCTCTGGCCACAAATCATCTGGTAATTCTTCAAGATAAGCTTTCTTGGTTTTATAATAAGGAAAACCCATACTAGTGCTTCTTTTAATTGAATCAACATAGGCCATACCGGGAACTCCATTCACAGCGGCATCAAGACAACAAGGACTAATGAGTGTCAACTCTTCAATGGGCAAATTTTCCAAAATATGATTAACCCAAACGTCCGCAATCTCGATTAGTAGATCTTCTTCCATGTGTTTAACTGGTTGCAAAAACTCTCTCAAACCAGCCTGTTGTGCCCGCCATGAATCCATTACTGGACCATACAGACGTTCTTCAAGTAAAACACCATTAAGTGTTTTGCCATAGATTTGACTAGCTAACTCAGAACTAACCACATTATGATGAGGTCTGGCACGGAAAACTTTAAGCTCACCATGGTACATCAAATTTCCATCATCATGAAAATCAATATATGATTTTGGAGCACGTTAAACTTCAATATCCCCAACGGGGATTTTGCCAACCTGCACCTGCATCTCACAAGAAAAATGCTTAAAATCTTCATAGGCGAACTTGGCAGCGTAAATTGTGTGTGGTTCATCATAAATAGCATGAAATCCAACTATAACGGGTCCATAACCTGTAATGGCTACCAAAGGTGCACCACAGTCACCAACTTTCGTGGGCACACTAACCTTTCCTTGAAAAACTTCCATATCGAAAAAGATGCCTTGAATGGTTCTTGTCATGTGCACTTTTTTAATATTCAAAACTTCCAATTTCGTGACTGATCCATCCATATTTTTAATCAAGTAAAACCCATCATAAACACCATTATAAGATGCTTTAACAAAATTTCTTGATATATCATTAAAAAGAGCAGGTAAATTACGAGTACGCACAATGGCAATATCACGATCAGGAATCCTCTCAATCTGAGACTGTTTGACCATAAACTCCACCTTCGGGGAAACCAAATGATTTCGACCCAAATAAACAATGAATTTACAATCAATCCCTTGTGGAATAGAATGAGAATTCGTCAAAAAATGTTCATTTGACAAAACAGTCAATATACCAGAAAGTTTCCAAGCTCCACCTTCCGTTGGCTCATATGTTTCAAAAGATAGAGTGTTTCTACACAATTTGCGCTCAAAACCTTCCAAATTCCGACACAAATCTGGCACAAAGTCAATAGTGGTTACAGCTCTGTCTTCAACTGACCACATATTCACCTTGTCATCACGAGGAGCCCTTTTAGGATACTCGCCAAAGTCACGAAGTGCTTGAACTTTGGGTTCAACTCTAACTGGCAATGGATCAGCATCGTCAATGGGAGCTTCATGCTGTGAGCCTAGATAACCAAGCTCGCTAAATTCTTCAGCAACACTGTCGGTCATTCCATTTGATTTGAGCTTGGATTTATTCCAAAAATTGTATGCCACAGCAGCTAAAGATGCCACGCTCAAAAAGGCAATAGCACACTTCACGTAAGCTGAACCACCACCTAATGTGGTGTCCACTTGTTTTCCAAGTTTCCTCATAAAAATATTTCTGGTTTTCTGATCGAACTAAACATGGTCGCAAAAAACGCATACCAAGCTGGCGAATGAACCTGAAACCGCTAAAATAGCGCACTGCACTCCGAAAAAGGTGGCTGTAAAAATAAAAGGTGATTATCATCTTGAAGATGGCGTCACGAATTCCACCAATCCTCAGTCCTGACGGTTCTGAGATATTTTTCTCAACAAAAACTTCTGAAACATTCAGCAAGTCATTTATATCAGTATGCTCACGTGTGTAAACAACAAAATTGTAATAATCATGCAAAATGTCACCATCACACCATCCACGTTTCAGAAGAACTGGTAGCTCTTCGAAAGCGTAATAGTCTAAATACAAACCCTCACACGTATCACTTAACCGTTCTTTGAAAGCTATGGAAAGTTGCGGTGTATAAATACGCACTACTTTCTTATCAAAATTTCCATCACGCCACGGTTTTTTGTTACTAGTCACCGATTTGAATAAATCCAAATTGCCGTTACGTATCAAGAAATCTTGAATAAATTTGCTCTCACCCTCTTCTTCAGCGGGAATCTCACCATCACGAGGATGCACAAACACAGCCTCCCCGCCTATAACGCGGAAAACTTGTAAATCCATTGTCTCACATAAACACATATCACATGGATTTGTGCAGCCAGTACAAATTTTAATTTGGTAATCCGTACAATTCCTCAATGCACGCACTTGTTCATTGTAATGATTGTCACTAACCTCTCCCAACCAATGCAAAAATAATTTCATATTGGGGATTGATAAGCAATATTTATACTCACCACACATATTACTAGTACGTGTTGCCACATGAATGTCAAAGGTCCAAAAATCATCATAACCCACGCTCTCAGGACATTTAGAAGAATCCAAAGATATTCCATCTGCACATGCAAATTGTGGTTTGACTTTCGGTTCAATACGATACTTCAGGCGCCGCATTGCTGCATATGATGCCCTATAGTAGATTGGTATGTTTAAGTCAGCGACATTTGAAGAAACCATGCATAAATCACACAGCATAGGGGTTCTTCCCTTATCTTCAATAGCGGCTTGAGGTGGACACCATGAAACCATATTACAAATTCGCATAATGTCAGAAACAGTTGGATCAACACCCTGTATCTTAGCAGGATTATGTATGGCGGCATCATCAATGATAATGGTGTGCATGTTTGACTTAAAATTCTCATAAAAATCTGTCTCTGATGTAACTGTATAAAAGTAACCACGTCCTGGGTTGCGACCTCGACGACGGGCGTCAAAATCCCCAATAATGGACATAATACTAGACTTTCCAATGCCTGAATCACCATAGATAATAAAGGCTAATGGAGCTTTTCTCATTGCTTGCGCTGCGGTAACAGATAAATACCTGTTCTCAATGGCTGACAATTCAAATTGCAAACTGGAGAAAAATTTCCCTTCAGGGGTCGACACTTTCATGTACTTAGTTAAACTTTTAGCTTCAGCAATAGCCTCAGCAAGTTCCAACACATAAGTGTGGACATCAAGTCCAACAGCATCAGGATTGTTTAAGAACTCTGATTGCATCTTAAGCTTTTTGGCCTTCAAAATCCAAACACTCAAACTATCACTATCGATGAAAAAATGTTCAATATCACCAGTCAACATAACTTGCCTACCTTGTTTCAATAAAAAGACAAGGAGACTAGCACAAGCATCCATAAAAGTGAGACAGTTGGCAAGGTTTGGACGAATCTTTTTCTTTTCAAGCTTGTCAAATATTTCTGCATTGACTTCAATTCCAAGCTTATGGTACACACAGTGCATAATCAAATGGTTAAAAAAGGTTTTCATCCTATTTCCAAATTCAGAATTTTTGCACCGTGAATAATTATCATAAAAATCTGACAAAGTGTTAGTCCAATGGCCCTCACTCTGTAACGAGAAGTAGGATTTGAAATCATTCACGAATCGCTCACATAAATCACGATAAAAATAGACGTTCGCACGCCCTGTTGCGGACCGCATAAAGCAACCCAAAGCAATTGAAGCTTCATGTGTGCTTCTACAATTCTTAAGTTGATAAATAAGACAACAAATGTCCTCAATCAACTTGACAAAAGGTTCATACTCATC